GCTACCCCATTCGCGCCCACATACTGCATGATCCTGCCCGGTGGGTAATACTGAAGTACGTCCGACAGGCACATCATCATCAGGTCGCTTACAGGCTCATTGCAGGCGTTTGAGATGTCCTTGACGATAGGGCCAGCCTCTTCCATTGCCTTGAGGAGTGCATCGTCAGCCCCGGCTACCTTGGCCTTGGCGAGATTGTTCATCGCGTTGTTGCCTAAGAGGTAGTCTTCGTCGTCTTCGAGCTTCTTCGCCCACGCAAACGCCCATTCAGGGATAGACATCAGTTCTTCAGGCAGGGCCGTCCGAATGACCGTCTCGCCAATAGCACCGTCTACTCCCAAGCGTCCGCGTTCCTCGTAGGGGTCGAACTGCTCCATCGTCTTGCGGTTCAGGCCAGCATTCTTGTCGTAGAGGAAAGCAGGGTCGAATCTTTGCTTGGCAGTCTGGTCTAGGCCGCGCATGAACGACTGACGGGTCTGGCCGAGGGAGTCAATATCCTCCATAAGAGAATAACCAGGTTCCCACGGCCACTCGTCGGCAGAGATACGCACGAGCGGGTGCATACCATGCCAGTTCCAATTCGGGCCATCATAGATCGGCTTATTCATGCCCGTCTGCGAAATGAATAGCCTGAGGTTGGGGTAGAGGTAGCAGTCTTCTTCTTCCGCGTGGCGCATCTCACGAACCTTCTCCCCCTTACGCATCGAGAAGTTGCCGGAAGGAATCATCTGCCCGACAAACGGAACGACGTAGGACTCCAGAGCGCCGGGTTCGCCCATCGGCTTCGGCTGCTTGGTTTCGTTGATTGAGAGGTCGCGGACGGTGGTATAGCGGAACTCCATCATCTGCTCCGTCCAGTTACCACCCTGAGCCTGACCCGAAGCCGTTCGACTGTCATTCCTGAACCGTTCAGCTAATGCGATGCGGTCTTTCGAGATGTTGCCTGAGTAGCGGCGACGGGCTATGGGTTTGAGTTGGGCTTGGAATTTGGGGAATTTGGCGTGTCCTTCGTAGATGGGCATGAAGATGATGCGGGTCCAAGCATAAGCGCCCTGCACGTCGTTATCATCTGGAAGCTGGAACGGGAGACAATCCTGTGACGAGAAGACATCGAAATCAATTCTTCGAGCCGATCTTGAGGACATACGAAGGTTGCGGTATACAGGCGAAACATACGAGTATCCTCCGACAGCCATCCACTGAACCGCACGCTTAAACGCTCCAGGGAATTTGGATTCAAAGTACACCGCCTTCCATATCTTGTTCAGCATGGCCAGAAACGGCTGATAGGCAGGATTATCCGAGGAGTAAGCATCAATGGTACGAATGTCTGAGATGTTCGCTACCACTTCCCTGAGAGCACGTTTCTCGCGGGGTATCTTCAGGTCGGAACGGGTTTGCTGAGGACGGTCGGCGGTGCGCCCTGAAATCATCGAAATGCCGCGTGGAAGGTCGCGGCATGAGGTCAGGGAGGCATTATATTGCTCCCCTACCGAGACAACGTTCTGAAGCCAATCCTGACGCTTATCGGCGTTGTCTTTGCCTTCATTTGGCGGCGGTTGCCAGTTCCATAGACCCTGATTTACGTTACGCGGTGCTGGACTCACTTGGACGCCTCGATCCTGAATGGCTCACGCATTTCATTTCCGCCGTAAACGTTCCATAGGTAGCCGGTGGCGGTCCAAGGAGTCGACTGAATAAAAAGTCGCTCAATCGAATCGTTCATCAGTTCGAACAGAGACTCCTGCTCCTTGACCTGCTTTCGCTTCGCTTCCATCCAAGGAATCCAGTTGCGCTTCTTTTTACTCATCTCACCCCTTCGAGCAACTTGCCGACCGTGTTTACTTCCTCATCGGCCAATCCCTGACGCTTGCCGCCTGACCTTGCGCGGATAGTCTGGGCGTCGTACTTCTCAATTTCCAGTGAGGCTCTAGACAAGTCTGGCTCAGACGCTAGCAGTTTGTAAAGCAATTCGTCTTTCAACTCCACATTTCTCAAGGTCATGCGCGTGGCATACTCGTCCGCCTCAGAGATGCAGCCCTTCGCCAATCGCAGTTTGCAGTTGGCCTTGATCTTCTCCCGCTGCTCACGATAGCGAAGATGCTCCTCTACCTTCATGCCCCGAAACTTTTCAAACTCCTGCCGTGCCATGCGACGAGAGAAGTTCTCAATCTCCGAAGTAGTACGGCACTCAACACGAGTCCAGCCAGCAAACGGCTTCATCTTGGTATCAGGGGCAAGCATAAGCTCACCAGCCATGTCTACCCAGTAGACGACACTTTCTTTCTCACTTATCTGCCCTTTAGCTGTGCTCACTTTACACTCTCCAGCGGCCATAGCTTGCCTTCAGGGACATTACCGACAAACACATGAACCCCCATTACCCAGCCTTCTTGCCCCCACTTAGGACTTCTTGCAGCCAATAGGATTGCTTCCCATGTCAGAGGTCCGACTTCGGCTTCGGTGAATGTTCTACCTGTAGAGCGCAGTTCTCCAACCTGCCGATATATCTGCGCGAATGAGATTTCAACCGTACTCATGCCTTCGCTCCAAACTTGGCCGCGATACGCTTCTCCGATTCCTCAGCGGTAAAGGCACGTAGCGGCTTCAGGTAGGTCATAGCTAGGAGCATAATCCCCTCCACGTAATTAATGAGGATGTCCTTTTCAGTTACGGGCAATCCGCAAATCGGGCAATTATTGGTTGTAGAGTTCAAGGAAGTCTCCTGCTTCATGGTTCGTGATTGTCGGGCCAAGCCACTCTGAGGTATCCACTTCCCACTCTACTTCACCTGTAGGCTGCTGGCACCGTTTATGTTCCCTCTCCATCATCTTGTCGAGGTCGTGATGCGTAAAGTAAGCCATCGCCGCCGCAAATATCCGGTCATCATGCTTGCCCCTCGCGTGGTCGGCTTTGGTCTTGCCGCCCTCAGTCATCCTCTGTTCGTGACCTTCCATCTCTTCGATCAGCCAGCGGGAATTGATGATGATCCAGCCGCCGTCAACACCGTTCTTGTAGTTGTCCAAGAGCATCGGACGGGACCATTCATTCGTGAACCATCCTTCTGCGGGGTTGGCAGACTGACGCGGACGGAGGGTTTTCTTGTCATAGAAGCGCCATTTGTGGTGATTCGTAAATCCGTGAAGTTTCAGCGCGTGATAGCAGGAGTCGCCGTACTTCCGTCTTTGCTCGATGATGATGCGGACGGTTTCACCTTCTTCGTAGTATTCCCCATACCACGCGGCGATGCAGGCTACCCATACAAATATCTCGGTATTGCCGATGTCGTCTGAAGCAAACTCCGCAACCTGAACATCGGGGAAGGAATCGTAGCCGGTCCTCATCACAGTGATGGCGGTCCTGTCTCCGCCTACACCGGTTCCGGGGTCGACACCGATTGAGTATCTTGATCCCTTCTGAGGGCGCTCATAGACGATCAGTTTCTTCATCGGGTCGAATTTCAGGTCTTCCGGACTCCCCGCGATCGGCATCAGCATCCACTCCAACGGAACGCTGCCCGGAGTCTTCCACTGAACGACTAGACGAGCTTTGTTGTAGTCGACCTCGATCGGTGGAGGATCGTGGCGCTCCTTGATGCCTGAACCAAGAACGCCAAAGACTTCAATCTGCTTCTCGCGTTTGGTCAGGATATTGTTAATCGTTTCCTGCCCATACACCGAGTCGTGCTCACCAACCAGAGCGTCGAAGTCATCACAGGGCATCTGCCTAGCCCATGACTTGTCCGTGCCTCTGGATTTCGCATCTTCGTACTTGAACTGCCAATACCAGACCTGCGTATCGGGGAGTTTCCAGTTATCGCCGAGGGTCTTCCTGAGCAGCGGTGTCGACTTCACGTAGAGTTCGCACTTGTTAATCATCGCCCTGACTTCGGCGGTCTTGCCCCGCTTCCATCCTCTAGGAATAGGGAAGGCTTTGATCCAGTCGACCGTGGGATAGAGTTCAGGAGTCATAAACCAAGGCAGGAACAAAGGCAGCATTTCCGCCTCACCCTGCCAGTACTTCTCCTTGTTTCTTCTCCACTGGTCGGCCCACCATCCCGTATTGCCGTTGCCTGTCGACTCAAACACCATCAGCGTATCGGCGGTAGGCGGAACGGCTTTCAGAAGTCCTTCCTCAATCTGGGCGATAGGGTCCGTGTAATCGCAGCACTCCGAGAGGTGTACCTTGTTCGGCGTAGTGCCCTGCCCGATGCCGCCGCGCATTGCGCCGTGCTGAACGACGATCAGGGAACCAATGTGAGAGAACTCCAACAGTGCTCTGCCTGCACGCTTATCCCTCGTCTGTTTAGGACTCAGCCACCAAGGGATATGGAGAAGCGCTCCGTACATCATGCCCATCATTACCTGCGTCTTCTGGTCGTCGGCTGAACCTACCGAGCAGCGCGTTCCGGGGACCATTAG